CTACGAAGTGGCACGAGACATCCTCGACAGCGGCCGTGCACTCGACAAGTTTAATGCCATCATCAACGCACAGGGCCGTCGCCCAACCTCGCTGAAACCGGGCACACTCACCCGCGACATCACCTCAGATCAAAGCGGCGTCGTCACCGAGATCGATAACTTCTGCCTCGCTAAGATTGCCCGATTAGCGGGCGCCCCCATGGACAAGGGTGCCGGCGTAGATGTCATGAAAAAGGTGGGTGACAGCGTGCAACCAGGGGATATTTTGTATCGCATTCACGCAGAATTCCAAGCCGATTTTAACTTTGCTTCAAGCTGGGCAGACACGCATAATGGCTTTACCATTAGTGCAGAGAAACGCCATGCTGATTTTATATTTTAACGATTACTCAGAGCCTGCTCGCTCATTGGCAACCGCCTTAGGTTGCTCGTCCTCGGAGATCTCTCGGCACCATTTTCCCGATGGCGAAGTCAGCCTTAAGCTACCAACGCCATTGTCGGGCGACGTACTGATCTGCCAAACCTTAGACCAACCCAACGGCAAACTCATCGAATTACTGCTGGCGGCCAACACAGCTCGACGCCTTGGGGCTGCACGGGTATTTTTAGTTGCCCCTTACTTGTGCTACATGCGCCAAGATATGGAGTTTGAGCCCGGCCAAGCGATAAGCCAACCCATCATCGGCGCGTTGCTTAGCGATAACTTTGACGGTGTATTTACCGTCGACGCGCACCTGCATGACGAGTGGCAGATCGAGGTTGTCGAGGAGCACGCCGACACCGTTGCCGAGCTGGCTCCTTCTGCGATCCGGGCGGCAGGCCGGTCGTACTCGTTGAACGTCCGCCTGGATGGGGACACCAGCATTGGGAGCAACTGGGCCGAAACGCACTGAGGCGCTGCGTATCTACCTAGCGGGGTACATCGATGGCGAGGGCTGCCTGTCGTACAGACGCGGAAGCATCACAGTGGCGGTGGACTCGATCTACCCGTACACGCTGCGAGTCTTCAAGAAGCTGTACGGGGGCAAGATCACCAAGCGCCAGCATCGGCCCGGAAGCCGCAAGCGCATCTCATACAAGTGGCGGATCTACAGCGCCACGGCTGCAGTCCTCCTCGAGGACGTACTGCCCTACCTGAGAGAGAAGAAGCCCCAGGCGATCTTGTGCCTGGCACTGCGAGGAACACCTCCGGGCCCCACGCGACAAGGGCTGGAGGCGCAACTGAAGTCGCTGAAGCACGTCGAATATGATGAGGAAGAGGAAGAAGAAGAACACTCTGCTGATTGATGCAGACATCCTCGTCCACCGGGCATCCATCCGGTGCGAGAAGGAGATCTGCTGGGACCCCGACGATGAGATCTGGTCGCTGCACGCTGACCTGAAGGAGGCCAAGGAGGATCTCCAGCGTGACATCGAGGAGCTCGAGGAACTGCTGGGGAGCGTCAGGACCATCCTGGCCTTCAGTGCGCGGAAGACCTTCCGGCACGCGCTGAACAGCAGCTACAAGGCAGCCCGGAAGAAGGGCCGCAAGCCTGTGGTCTTCCGCCAGCTCCGCTCCTGGGCCAAGACCCAGTGGGAGTCTGTCGAGTGGCCGGCGCTCGAGGCCGACGATGTGCTGGGTGTGCTGGCCAAGAGCCACAGCGTGCCCTCGCCCAAGATCGTGGTGTCCGATGACAAGGATCTCGAGACGATCCCCTGCAAGCTGTACAAGCCGGGGAAGCCTGACCTGGGTGTCCAGACGATCACCTACAAGTCAGCCCGCCGGAAGCACCTGTTCCAGACGCTGACTGGAGACAGCACCGATGGCTACCCCGGCCTGCCTGGGTGTGGCCCGAAGACCGCAGAGAAGCTGCTGGAGGCTGGCACCTGGGACGAGGTTGTCGGCGCGTTTGAGGCCAAGGGCCTGAACGAGACCGAGGCGCTCCTGCAGGCCCGCATGGCCAAGATCCTGACCCCTGCCCTGTTTGACCAGAACACCTGTGAGGTGACCCTGTGGGACCCGAAGAAGCACAAGTAGACAACGGCCAGCCGAAGACCCCGGTCGAGGAGCTGCTCGAGTTCCATCTGGCCTTCTGCTACCGGGCGTACCAGATCTGCGCCAAGAAGAACCACGACTACGCTGGCGCCGAGGGCCTGAACCCTTGGCGGAACTTCGAGACCTGTGAGCTCATGGGCCTGGCCCGCACTGAGGCCGGCTTCCTCGTCCGCATGGGCGACAAGCTGAACCGCCTAGTGACCTTTGTGCGCGATGGCCGGCTGGCGGTGGACAACGAGAGCGCCACCGACGCCCTGCTGGACATCATCAACTACTCGATCCTGCTGGCGGCCTACATGCAAAAGCGGGGCTCTATGGAGGCGGCCAATGGACCTGAGTGACGAGACGATCACCGTGCTCAGGGCACGCGCCTTGGCCGACGAGCTGAAAGAGAGCACCAACCCGATGGACCGCCACACCAGTGGCTACCTCTGCAAGTTGCTAGGGATCGCCGCACAGACGGGCCACCTAGATGTGAAGTACCTGCTGACGCTGATCGAGAGGTACAAGGTGGAGGACGCAGATGCAGTCTGAAGACCTGGGAGTGAAAGTCACCACCAAGCGCGTGGTCGATGCCCCTACGGAGTCCAAGTTCCCTGCCGTACCAAAACCCCTTCTTGAGCGGTTAGACGAGCTGTTCCCCGACGAATGCCCGAGCCTTGATCTTGGGGACCGACAGATCTGGTACGCCGTCGGGCAACGCAGTGTTGTCGCGCTCCTCATAGCCGAGTACGAGCAGCAGACCAGAGAGTCCCAGACCTAAGTCTGTCCTCTTCCTCAGGGGGCCACCTCGACGCACAGAGGTGGCCCCCGCCTACATCGACACCGATCCATGTGTATCAGCAAGCCGAAGATGCCGAAGGCACCGGGCCCCCCTGCCGCAGCGCCGCCGGCCCCCCAGCCGACCGCAACCCAGCTTCAGCCTTCTGACGCACTCAAGGCCCGCATGCCCGCCTTCGGGGGCGATAGCTCCTCGATGATGTCCCGGCTCCGCATCCCCCTTAAGTACTGATGCACGACTACGGATCGGCTGCGTCCACCTACGAACGGTACGCAGCGGAGCGCGAGAGCTACCTCGACCGCGCTCGAGCGGTGGCTGCGCTCACGATCCCCCACCTGATGGTGGAGCAGGGCTACACGGGCACCACTGACCTCCCGACGCCCTACCAAGGGATCGGTGCCCAGGCCGTGGCCTCCCTGAGCTCCAAGCTGCTCATGGCGCTGTTCCCGCCGAACACGCCGTTCTTCAAGCTACAGGTAGACCCGTACAAGCTGGACGAGGTGACCGGCGATCCTGCCGTCCGCACCGAGGTCGAAACCACGCTCAACAAGATCGAGAGCGCGGTGATGGCCGAGGTGGAGGTCGAGGGCTACAGGCCCGCGCTCTTTGAGGCCATCAAGCAACTGGTGATCTGCGGCAACGCGCTGGTCTACCTGCCTCCTGAGGGCGGCATGCGGGTCTACAAGCTCGACCGCTACGTTCTAAAGCGGGACCCTAGCGGGGCGGTCATGAAGATCCTGCTCAAGGAGAAGATCGCTCCTGCGGTCCTGCCCGAAGAAATCCGCGTTCTAGTGCCTGAAGCCAAGGGGCCTGAGGACACGGTCGATGTGTACACCTGCATCCACCGACGGGACGACAGCACCTTCGAGGTGTACCAGGAGGTCGCTGGTCAGGTCGTCGAGTCGACCATGGGCGAGTACGAGGCGGACAAGCTCCCCTACCTTCCGCTCCGCATGGACGAAGTCACCGGGGAGAGCTACGCCTACGGGTACGCCACGCAGTACCTGGGCGACCTCAAGTCCCTCGAGGGGCTGTCTCAGGCGCTGGTGGAGGCTGCAGCGATGGCCTCCAAGTGCCTCTGGCTTGTAGACCCTGCGTCCCCCACCAGAGCGCGCACGCTGGCCGACAGCCCCAACGGCGCTATCCGCGAGGGTCGTGAGCAGGATGTATCCATGGTGACCATGGGCAACAAGGCTGCGGACATGCGGATTGCCTTCGAGGCTGCTGGCCAGATCCGCGACCGCCTGGGCATGGCCTTCCTCATGTCGACCCAGCTCCAGCGCAAGGGAGAGCGGGTGACGGCGACGGAGTGGCGGGTGCTGTCCGAGGAGCTCGAGAGCGTCCTCAGCGGGTCCTACGCGGCTCTGAGTGCCAGCATGCAGCTTCCGCTCGTGACGCTGATCATGGACCGGATGACCCGAGAGAGGCGGCTTCCGAAGCTGCCGAAGGACATCGTCCACCCCAGCATCGTCACCGGCGTGGAGGCTCTGGGCCGCGGCGCCGATCTCATGCGCCTCGATCAGTTCATTGCCGGCGCCATCCAGCAGGTGGGGCCTGAGATGCTCAACCAGTACATGAACATCGGTGACTATCTTGCTCGCCGGGCCACCGCGCTGGGCCTTGTCACTGACGGCCTCATCAAGAGCGAGGAGCAAATCCAGTCCGAGCGTCAGGCTGCGATGCAGCAGCAGATGATCGGGCAGTTCGGGCCGGAGGTCATGAAGATGGCCGGCCAACAAGCATCACAACCAGAGCAGGAGCAGTAACCCCCCATGGGCGAGACCCATTCGATCAGCCTCAGCAGCACGAGCCCTACCGGACCCGACGCTCCGGACGCCCCCGCGCTCGAGGCCACCTCTTCATCCCCCAGCGGCGTCAGCATCCCTACGGACCCCGAGGCGCCTGAAGAGCAGCCTCTGGAGGCGCCGGCGCCCGAGCGCCCGGAGTGGCTGGATGAGAAGTTTGAGACTCCTGAAGACCTGGCGAAAGCCTACGCGGAGCTGCAGTCCCGCATGGGCCAGCCCAAGGAGCAGCAGCCCGCGGAAGAGGTGGAGGCGGTCGAAGGGGTTGGTGTGACCCCTGAC